ACGGCGTAAGCGTCACCTGTCTGGAGCGTGCCCGGATCGTACACGTTGAGAATCACCTTAGCGGGTAGCATATTGGCCCCGCCATAGGCGTTAATCATCACTTGCCCCACGGTTGTCAGCCAGGTATTGGGCACGCCGAACTCGTACCACCCGAGCGCGTGGGTGGCGTCCGACTCAACCCAACCCGAGGCAGCCCAGGTGCCCGCCGTCATGGTCGCTTGGGTGATGGCGGTCCAGGAGGCGTCCGTGGTCTTCTTCAGGTAGAGGAGAAAGCTGGTGAAGTTGTACGTAATGGAGCCGAGCCCGGCGCCGATATTAGACGATGAGTCATAAACGAACATGGGGACGGTGAAGGAGGTCGTTCCCTTAACCACATTGATGACATTGGGCACGTCAGCCTCCTAAAGAAAAAGGCCCTTGCGGGCCCCGTGGTTGATTGGTTTCGGGTAGAGGATCATCCGCCACAACCCATAAGTCCCATCCCGCCGCGTGGCGGTCCGGCAGTCGCATACGTGAACTGGTCTCCCGCCCCCGTCGCGCTCGTACCCGCAGAAGTTGTAACCGTAATATCGACGGTCCCGGCGACGTGCGCCGGACTAGTTGCCGTAATCTGGGTGGCAGAGTTGACGGTGTAGGTTGTAGCGTCAGTCGCGCCGAAGTGGACCGCGCTTGCTCCGGTGAATCCTGTGCCGGTGATGACTACTGAGGTGCCGCCTGCTGTGGGGCCGGTGGTGGTGGCTAGGGAGGTTACGGTGGGAGCGGAAGACACCGTGTATTCCACGTACACCTTCGGATCCCGCGTCGTTCCCGTATAGTCTGAGTCATACCAGCGCACTCGGGCATTGCCGGTGGGAGCCGTCCCCGCAACCTGGTCGGCACTATGGAAGACGACCCGCGTATAGTCGGTGAGGGCGATTCCCGCCTTAGCCGCCGTCTCCGAGACAAAGTCCAGATACGCGGCGCCAGTAGCGGAGGTGACAGCCTTTGTCGCCAGAAGGGTTAAAGCCGACAGGCTAGCGCCAGGCACAAAATCACCCGTGGCGATAGTGTCTCCCCAGTTGTAGGACCGTATCTGCTGAGTGTGGGATTCATCTGGGGGAACGCTTACATAAGCGGAGAACGTGGCCACCGTCACGGTAGCGTTGTCCTCAATGACCGAACCCGTGTCAAAATTCAGCATTCCCTCGTCAATGTAATACCAGGTGTCTCCGGGGTAGCTTTGCCCCGAGTACATATAGGTCAAGTCCCCGCCAAAGCCCATGACAGAACCGGCTCTTGCATTGGCGTAAACGTGATCTTGACTGTCAATCGCGCTCTCGCCCGTCAGGGCATAGACTGTTAGCGGACTAGCCATTCCAACCTCGCACCCTTGCCGCTGTCAGCACGGCCTCTTCGACAATCTCTTTGAGAGCCGTTTCGTGATCCTCAATCTGCTCGTCCGTCTCGTCGATGGTGTGAAGCGGAGGATTCTGGAAAAGGAACGAGTCGATGTCATCAAGCGGCAAGCCATCGGCCGTGACAAAGACCTCCAGCAACCCGTTGGGGCGTACCAGCGGCGGGGCGGTCATGCGGAAGGTGAGCCCCCCCGACTTCCAGACCATCTCGCCCTTCTTGCCATAGACATTTTTGGCGGCATGGAGAGCCGTACCCTTCGTGGCAAGCAGAGATGATTTCTTATGTGGTTTTCGCGGGTCCATCACGCCTCCTCCACACTACTATGCGCGTCCTTACCGGTCAGACTTTGCCATCCTGCAAAGTTGGTTTGAGTGTTCTCCGCTTCAAACACACCCGCGCCGTCTGGGTAATACTGGTTGTAGTCAATGTCAACGCCCGCGATGCTGTACTCCCAATCCACCGGAACGTCAATGTAGTACGAGGTGGTCCCGGCGAAGACATTGTGCTGCACCTTCGAGTTCGTGATGATTCCGATGGGATGGATTCGCACCGACTGGACCAAACCCTGATGGTTTGGGGCCACGGTGTACTGAGCCAGGAAATCACCGCCGCCCGTGTCGCGCATGACGTTGCTAACCCATTGCCAGTTATCGCAGGTGTTCGACACACTCCCGTACATATACATATCCACGCACTTGCCGCACTGCGTGAAGACATTGTGGTGACAGTACAAGTCCTGATAGGTCTTGCCGCTACCGACAGCCTGGAAGCTGAGACCAGTCTCCCAGATGTTATCGAAAGTGTTGTAGCGAGCGGTGAAGTCGGACGTGCTGTTGTAAATCATAACGCCGTTGCCGTCCCGATAACCGTCTCCGTCGTCACAGCCGCCGCAATACTTGAAGTCGCAATACTCGATGATGGTTCCGATGGTCGAAGACGGAACAAGACCATGCCAGCCGTGGTATTTGAAGACTAGATTTCGGAGCGTGACGTAGCTCTGATTCAGACGGCCATAGTCAACGGTGGCAGCTTCAATGTGAGTGTAGAACGTGCCGGGGTTGCCCACTGAGTACATCTTGACGTAAGTGCTGTCAGGCGGGGAGTAGTAATCCCCCTGAGCGTCACAAGCCACCAGAGTCGCCTGCTTGACCCCGATTACCGCTTCGGAGTTGAGAATCAAGTTTCCGACTTGTAAGGCGGTGGTAGCCTGCCAGATGTTGCTGCCCAGGTCGGTCCATACTCCGGTGGCGCTCAGGTCTTGGCTGCCCATAACGATAGGTTTGGCCCCGGTGCCATAGGCATCATAGACGATTGGCGCACCCGGCAGTCCGGCGGACTCGTAGTGCTTCAGTTGTTCCCGCCAAGTGTCGCCCCGATTGAGCAGTATGTGGTCGCCAGCGGCGAAACCTGGTGTGTAGCCGTAGGACCGCACTTTATCGAGCGTAGCCCAGGCGTTGGCGTCACTCTTGCCGTCGGCTGCATCACTACCAGCGTTGGCGACGTAGAACCGATTCTCCGGGAACTGCCGCAGCCTCAGCCCCCACCAATGCCCGATGCCGCCTGTGATGGTGTTGACCATCAGACTAACTGGTAGGAGATGTGGCCGTTGGCAGCGCCGGTGACGGTGGTTAGGTTCAGGGCCTCGTTAACCGCCGTTTCAATCAGGCCCTCGGGGCAGTATGGGGATGCACCCGAAGCGGCTACGTAGTCCATCGCTCCACTTTTGGCCGTGGTGGCACTCTTCCACTCGAACGACCCAGCGCCATGTCCAATGATCGTATACTGGATAACCCTGATCTTGTGCGTGGCGTTAGCAGCGACGATTGCCCCGGTCGCATCGGCGGCTACGGCTACGACGGCCTGGAGAGTTGCATAGAGAGGGACTGTGGTGATGTCGGGCAGTTCCGTGAGCGATACCGGAACGGGGTCAGCGCGGAGTTCAGTGTCGGTAAGAGCACCACCCCCACCAATGTCCGCGGCGTTACCCACATAGACGACCGGCGCGTGGGTAGTGTCCGCCATATCCTTCCAGCGACGCTTCTTACCCTTCAGCACACCCATAAGCGGTTCAAGGAAATCGGCCATGTCAGGCTCCTAAGTTAGATTTGATGGCCTGAGCGACCATCTCGAAAGCTTCTTTTCCAGGCGCACCGTTGAGGGGCGTCTCCAGATACTTGGCTTGCCCGTGCTCGTGGGAGAGATCCATCCGCTCGTGTACAAACACGGCATAGTCGGTATTGAACGACACGGCCGCCCGGAGTGTGCCTTCATCAATGGAGGCAGTGCCGGTGTCGCGCAATTTCCCACCTTCTACGGGCGAAACAGGAGTGATTTCTTTGGCCGCGTCGCGGACGTGTTCGGCCCCGAGGAGTAGACCCTCCGCCGCCCCTTTGCGCTCGTTCGCTTTGACGGCTGAACCGTGCCACGTGCTTTTGACCGTCATCGCCATCAGGTACACGTCACTTTTACGAGTACCGTCTCACCCGGGCGCCCTTGCGGGCTTACTCCGAGCACGGTGCTGGTCCGAGTGGCGAACGTGACGCGCGTCTCTGGCAAGAACTTGGATTCGTCGGCGGGTGAGGCGTATAGCGTCATCTCTGACACCACCTCTTCGCCATTGCTGTTCCGCACCAGTTGACGAGTGTTCGATATCTTGCAGAGCACGGTGGCGGCGACCGCGAAGATCGGGCCATAGGCGCCGACACCTATGCAGGTCTCCACTGATACCGAATCGAGCAGCAGTCGTGCGGGGATGGTTTTCATGCCACCCCGCCATCCGTAAAATCGACGACAAAGGGCGGCAAGGCTTTTAGCATTTCCTTGGCAAGAACCGCATACCCTCGCGGCCGTTGCCACCAGTGCAAGTCGTGAATCATCGGCAACCCCACTTTGGCGACCAGCCAGGGCAGCGCTCGGGGCCGTATGCGGCAATCAACGACAACGTGGTCCTCGGCCAAGCGCGGGCGGGAAACCTCAAGCCACCAGGGCGGCTTCATAGGTCCTCGGGCTCCGCGGCGTTCACAATGACAATGCCCTCGTCGTTCGTGTATTGGTAATAGCGGGGATCGACGGGGGCAAGGGGCAGGTCGCTTGAAAGGTTGAGTGAGACGACGCCCAGCTTGCTTGCGGCGCGTCTGATGGTGCGCTTTTCGTCGGGGGTCAGATAGAGGGTCGAGGTTTCACCTGTTTTGACGCCGCGCCAGGTGTAGTCGCCAATGGTCTCGCCCTGTAGTCCGTCAAGATTGGTGTATGCCCGACGGACTACGGCACAGATGACCGGGAGCACTGCGGCGGGCAGCGTGGCCGCTGTCCAATCCGTGTCGAGCGCGGCCACGTCCAAGACGGCCGCGGATGCATCAATGAGCAGCGCGTTAACTTGGGTGATCTGACCGGCCGTCAGGGTTTCACCCCAGCGCGCCTGGCAATCTGTGTATAAGGCGAGAGCGGCCATTGTCTACCTGACCGCGATGTAATCGACGAACAGGCGCCCGGCGAATCCGACCGAAGAAGCCGATCCGGTAGCGGTGATGTATTCTGTCGCGCCCCAAACTTGGGCCTCGCCCTCGGCGGCCAGAGCGGTGATGCCGTGGTAGGCCTTGCCGGTGATGACACCGTTAATGGCAAGCGCGTTGATGAGATCGGAGTCCGTCACTTCCGTGTCCGCGATACCGCAACTAATGTTGCAGGCACC